ATTGACGGAACAATCTGCAATCCACAGCGAAGAGACATTGCAAACTGCATCACGGCAAGATATGACTGCGGAATCTCAAACCAACAGCAAGTCGGAAACATGGTTGTTGAAAAATAGGGGAGAGGTGGCAGAAAAACCTATTGATGTAGCTGTAACTCTTATGGCAAGAGACTATAAAGGTCTTGACAACTATGGTAGCAATGGAGGGATTGAATGGAAGTAATAGGTAGTATATACACCGGAGTAACAGCAGATTTTCAGCGAGGTGTGTATCCGATTGCAAGGTGCGTAAAAGCTGAACAGCATGATTTAGGAGTAGTTATGGCAGATGTAAATGTTTTAGGATCTTTTGAAGAAAAATTTGAGAGTACCAACAGAATTTATGATGTGGGGGGGTGCAGTCCAACATCGAGTACAATGCAAGGCGGTAATCAAGAGCCGAAAATTCTTGAAAGCCAGATAGTTGCCATGCGTGGCAGAAACCCGGACAATCCATCGGATAGAACTACTGGAAGTCCAACGGAACAGAGGTTAGAGCTGAATGCACAAGGAATGTGCAACTCACTTACTACGGTGCAGAAAGACAATTTATTACTTGAAAATAATATCCAAAAAGTCGGTCAAATATCAAGTGATGGTTCGCAATGCGGTACGGTAATCTCTGATAATGGTATAGAAGCTAATCTTGTAGCTGGCACACATGGGTATGAGAATAGCCATATTGCCACGAAATACCGTATCCGAAAGCTGACACCAAGAGAATGTGGACGGTTGATGGGAGTATCCGATGAAGATATTTCCAAGATGGCAGCAGTCAATAGCAACACGCAACTTTACAAGCAGTTTGGAAACAGTATTGTTGTGGATGTGATGTGCGCAATGTTCAGAAACTTAAATATTGAGCAGGAGATAAAATAGTTAAATTAGAATTTAATGGAGGAAATATGAAAAATATTCCATATGATAAAGATTATCCTATAGAGGGAAGTTCTCAATATATGAGAATCGAATATTCACTTTAGAAATTAAACTGAACTATTTAGAATTTAGGTGATAACTATGATAAAAGACATGTTTATGAGAAAGGAATAACACTTATCCTCGTGAAACGAGGTTTCCCGGAATCAGAATCCGGGTTGTAAAAATTGATAAATGCCAGAATGGAATGTCATGGTTCGCCTGAGAAATAGCAGCTATTAACACGCTGCTTAGGTATCGCCCCAGAAAAGGCTAACGGCCAGCGGTAATAACTCCCAAAGACTATAAGGCAGATTGTAAATTTACCACACGGATAAATGTAGTGTGGTGTGTTGGAAGATTTTATTAAGAGATCAATAGATCGTGTGAGGCTGGCAAGCGAAATGTCCATATCCCATTATGGGAAACCGCTTGTTTGTGAGTATTCAGGAGGAAAAGATTCGGACGCATTACTGTGGGTGTTTGAGCAAAGCGGAATACCGTTTGAGGTTCATAATTCACATACCACAGTAGATGCGCCACCTACGGTATACCATATAAGAGAAACATTCAGAAGATTAGAATTGAAAGGTGTTAAGTGTACTGTAGATTATCATGATAAGGGAAACGGGCATCGAGTGACGATGTGGAATTTGATTCCTATAAAGTTGATGCCACCAACGAGGGTTGTTCGATATTGCTGTTCAGAATTGAAAGAAGGTGGAAATGCAAACCGGATGATTGCCACTGGTGTTAGATGGGAAGAAAGCTCGGCGAGAAGCAGTAGGAGTGCATTTGAAGTCCTCGGAAAGACAGCGAATAAAAGCATAGGCGTTTCTGATGAAAAAATGCTTATAACAGACAATGACGATACGAGACGTTTATTTGAAAACTGCCAGATGAAAGCTAAAACTGTAGTTAATCCAATTATTGACTGGAAAGCAGTGGATATATGGAACGTTATCAATGGCGAAAATATACCGGTTTGCGAGATGTATTCCTGGGGATATGATAGACTTGGGTGTATAGCCTGTCCTCTGGCAAAAAAATGTCAGAGAGAACGGGAAATATATGATTTCCCCAAATATAAAACTGCGTATATAAGAGCTTTTGATCGGATGCTTGAAATGAGGAGATTCCGAGGAAAGAACACAAAGTGGACGTGCGGAGAGGAAGTATATTTATGGTGGATGCAGAGCAACGACATACCCGGACAGATGAGTATGTTCGATAGGTAAACTGAACTTTAACGGAGGTATTGAAAACATGGATAAAACAACATTGCATTTTTTCACTGCAATAAAAAACGGTGAAGTAAAACATATAGGAAAAAGCATTATCATACAGCCGGAAGTAAAGTTTGGCGGTGGCACGATAAAATGGTTTGACGACAAGCAGTTAGTGAAAAATAAAGGAGAGGAGACATGTTAAAAAGAGAATATAAAAGAAGAGAACCGACAAATCAGGAAAGAATATTTTTGAAGTCGAGAGGACTTATACCGGACAGCTGGCTAATAATTTACGAAAATAAAAGTGAATTAGTGGTTGTTAGCAGAAGGAGATCATACCGAAAAGTATTAAAAAAACCAAGAAAGAACCGGTAAAAAAATAAATATCAAAGAACAATGATTAAATGAATAAAAATATAATAATGTTGCATGAATACGATAATATGTTGTGTTTTTATGAACTGATATATGGTATAATGTTGTAAGAAACTTATGTGTCACGCATAGGGAGGTCTTTAAAATGAGTAGAGAGGAAACGATAGAGATATGCACACGCATAGACGATTACCTGGGCGATAAAATAGCAGAATCAATTTTAAATAATATCTCATATGACAAAATGGAAGCGCACTATGGGATTATGCCGATTTCACGCACGCATTTTTACAGAAAAAAGAAAATGGCATTAAGGATGCTCAACAGCCGGAGCTTGTACGAAGAAGAAAGCAACGGACAGCTACGCATAATGCTTTGATTCACGCATAGACACACGCATATTATTTAAAATGCACGCATAACGCACGCATGGAACGCATAGACAATTTATTTTCACGCATAGGATAAAAATACCACGCACGCATAAAAATGGCTGTATTGAAAAAATATGCAAGGCAGATGCTGGATATAAAAATAAAAATCCGTACACAAAAAAAGCCGCCGGCAGTGATCCGGCGG